TGCAGACGGTGCTTTCCCGGCAATTGACGGTTTCACTGTTGATAGTATTGTTGCCGGTCAGAACGGTGTTCTTATTGCAGTTTCGGGCGGTGAAATTTATAATGGTCGTTATAACCTAACCCAAGTCGGTACCGGTTCTACTCCATGGATTTTGACACGTTGCGCACTCTGCGATGAATCAGACGAAATTGCCGGTTCTTACACATTCGTTAAGTTTGGTACAGATTATGCCGGAACAGGTTGGGTACAAACAGTTACAGATCCATTCACAATTGGTACTGGTGACATCTTTGTTACACAGTTCTCTGGAGCAGGCGACTACTCTGCTGATACATCAACCGGTATTGAACTAAATGGAACAGTATTTAGTTTGAATCTTGGTGCAGGTATTGCAGCAAATCCAGCAACCGAAATTGGCATTGACTTATTTGACGATTCAACTGGCGCAATCATTCTTACTACAAACGGAACAGCACGTTCGACAGCGACGGGATCTAAGTTGCAATTGTTACTACCATCGGGCAGCGGCCTAACTCAAGATGCAACTGGTTTGTATGTTCCAGCTGATGGCATCACAAATGCCATGCTTGTAAATGACAGATTTACTGCAACAGCCGACTCGGGATCGGAATCACTAATTCTTGGTGATACACTCCACATCGACGGCGACTCCCTCAAGGGTCTAAGTTTTGCAGTTACTAAGTCGGTCAACACAGTTACATACGCTGGTACAATTGCCGACGCATCTTCTTCACAGAAGGGTGTTGCAACTTTTGACGTAGGTGATTTCACTGTAACAGCAGGTAACGTTGTCCTAAATGACATCAACCTTGCAACTAGCGTAACTGGTATTCTTCCAGTAGCAAACGGCGGCACCGGCGCAAACACATTGCTTGATACAGCAATTGTTATTGGCAACGGTACATCAGCAGTCGAAGCAACAACAGCACTAACTTTTGACTCGGCAACTGATGTATTGACAGTAGGTGGTGCAACTGGTGTTTCGATTACAGCAGCAGGCACTGATGTTTCGATTACAGCACTTGCAACCGATGCTGACATCATCTTATCGCCAAACGGTACAGGTTCAGTAGTTATTGGACCAGCAGGTGCAGGACTTATCCAGTCTGATTCGAACCAGAACCTAACAGTTCAGGCAAGCGGCACAGGTGTATTGGCACTTACTTCCGGTGGCGACATCGTACTTAACCTTGCAGCAAGTAATGCATTCAAGGTATCGGTAGTTGGTCCATCGGACGCACAGTACATCGACGGTCTTGCTAACAACGACCTTGTTACCAAGTATTATGTTGATACCGTAGCCGGTAATGCAACAGGTGACGTTAAGGCTGTACAGGCAACTGTAGCACTAACTTCGGCAACATCAGTTAACGTTGGCGCAGCACTTCCAGCAGGAGCAACGATCCTTTCAGTTAAGGTCAATGTTACTGTCGAATCAGATGCAGTTACAACACTAGTTGTTGGTAAGTCAGGTGGTTCGCAGTACATGACGGCCGCTGAAAATGATCCAGAAGTAGCTGGTCTTTACCTTGCAGAAACAATGGTAACAGAAGGCAGTTCTGAACAAGTTCAAGCAACTGTCGCTACACCAGGAACTGTTGGTTCTTGCGTAGTTATCGTTACATACAAGCTAGCCTAATAGTAGCTTAGAAAAGTAAAAGCCTCGCTCCAAGCGGGGCTTTTTTACGGCCAAAATATTCAATTTCTTGATAAATATAAGAAAGGAGCTATATGGCAAAAAAAACTACAGCAGCCGAAGCTAAATGGTATCAAACGGTATGGTTGCCCTTTGCGGCAGGGACCTATATAATTATTTGCATATTCGATTTTATGATTATGCCGGTATATGTAGCCGCCCATAACAGCAAGATTGAATCCAGAGTATTCGCATCACTAGACGGTAAGGATGTTGCTACGTTTGCTGCTACAATACAGCAAACCGCACAAGCAACAAAACAGTGGAATCCACTAACCTTATTAGGAGCAGGAATGTTCCACATGGCGTTTGGTGCGCTATTAACAGGTGGCGCAGTTACACGTGGTCTAGCAAGAAAATCCGAAGTCGAAGGATATTACAGATACGGTGCTGCCGGATATGAAGATTCAGACTATGACTATGAACAAAGCCACGGTGAAAATGCACCATACAGACCTAACAGGCCAGGCATGTATAATAGGTACAGAAATGCACGTGAGGGATCTGAAAATCACGGATCAGAAGGCCCTATGCCTAAAACAACAGAATAGGAAATAAATTGACGAGTATAGTCTTCACATTCGGGAGAATGAATCCTCCCACACTCGGGCATGTTAGACTAGTTTCTACCGTGGTAGAGACAGCAAAGAAAATCGGTGGTGAGCATATTGTGTATCTTTCGCATACACAAAATGCAACTACCGATCCTCTTGAGTGGGGATTCAAGCGTCGTGTGTGCGAGTCTGCATTCAAGGGCGTAAATATATCCAAGGACATTACCATAAAGAATCCCTATATTGCATTAGAACATCTAAAAGAACACTACGATAAAATCATCCTTGTAGCTGGGTCAGATCAAGTAGAGGAATATAAGAAACGATTTACAGGTTATGCTAAGGATTGGAATATTGAGTTTGAAGTAATCTCTGCAGGTCAGCGTATTAACGAATCAGAGGGTGTAGATGGCATCAGCGCCACCAAGATGAGAAACTACGCAAAAGAAAACAATAAAGAAAAGTTCTATAGTGGACTACCGCCCACCCTAAGTGAACAGATCAAGTCAATGGTGTATAAGAATACTCAAAAAGGTCTAAAAAGACCAAATAAGTGACCATTATGCTGCAATGCAGCATAAATACAAGTACACTAAGCAACTACGCTCACGGTGAGGTAGTTTAATATAGTGGCCATATTGGCACTTAAGGAGAAAATATCATGTTTATGACACCACCCGAATACTTTAAAATGGTTACTGATAGCTTTGCAAAACTTCCAAAGTCACCTACCGAGGTTAAAGAAGTTTTTGAAAAGGTAAAAAATGTATGCACTACAGAAGCTGCAAAAGCTTCGAGAGTATCAAAGATTTACCAAAAGGCCACAACCGGCGATGCTTCTGTAAACGAAATTGTCGAAGCAAATAAGAAATCGCAGGAGCTAATGGTTTCAGCACGTTTCGCTGCCCTAATGGCTATCCCTGGTGCATTTCTTATGATTCCGGCTCTATCAAAGATTGAACTCAATCTTAACGAGGGTGACATCATCCCTGATAGTGTAAAGAAAGAATTTAACCTGTAATAGCAGATCAAAGGGCCTCCGGGCCCTTTCTCACGGCCGTGTATCCTGTTTTAGTGATAAATACATATTATGAGAATAGTAGAAATTTTATTACCTAAGAATACACGCGACCGTGATCTCTCGCCACAAGTGGTTAGAAAAATCGACGCATTACAACAGCGCATGGACTCATATGTAGATAAAATCATGAGTCCTGGCACAAGCCCAGCCGGTAAAGAATTTCTAAAGTCTCGCCTACGCGATGATTACTATGAATTAAAGAGCTTGCTGCCACGTACTCATAAGGTAGCAGAAGCAGTGCATAGATTACCATTAACAGAGGATGATTTCGACCTTGTTAAAAAGTTAATGGAGAGACCTATTCCTGCTGCTATAGCACCAATCTACATTCAAAACATTATCGAAGATGACGAATTTAATGACCAGTTACTGGCGTTAGAAGACAGCAATCCCAGCTTAGACGTTCGTCCACTCATCGTAGAATGGTTCAGAAGGGTAATGCCGGACCAGATGTATAGATTCACTGAGGAACTACCCAGTGAAAATCAGAAGAAAGGATTATTATCACCGATACACGGTTATGATCCAAAAATGTATAAAGGAAGCAATGACCCTATTACAGGCGATGCCTACGGGAGGTTTTAGTGGCAATTTCAATGAATGGTATTAGTATTAGGGGTGCATCCCTACGTAAGGTATCTGCTGGATTTAATCCTGTAGATTTTTGGGCTGGACAAACTGGCGGATTTTGGGACTTTACAGATCCGGCTAATCTCTTTGCCGACACCTCACTAACTACACCAGCGACATTAAACGCCGCTGGCGGCGTGCTTGGTGTAGCAGATTTAACCGGAAACGGAACTAAGCTCACGCAGGTGTCGAGTTACACAAATGCATTTACAATGAGATCGGGATATTGTGAATCATATGTTGGTGGTTTATCGACTGCGTCTGTGCCGTCGATGTCTGCATATACAGCACTCATTCTAGTCAGGCCTGCAACCGTCACTGCCACTGAGGCATTAATGGATACAGATTATGGTTCGAGCAATCGTATTTCTCAGAATATTATCTTTACATCCTCGAGTCTAATGCAAACTTATATATTCGGATATGGATCTCCATCGACGGTAATGTCGTCACCCACACTTGTTGTAAGTACCGATTATTTTGCATCTGTTGCTGTAGATAGTGCAGATGCGAATTTAAGGATTGGCGGCACGACCCAAAATACTGGAGCAGGCGGCACGCCCGGAGGTACGACGGTCCCTATTGCTGTCGGCGCCGCATATGCTGGTACAAATACATACCCTGGCATCAATCCGTTTACCGGTAGGATCTATTGTGCAGCATGGATTAATAAGAAATGTTCCCCGGCAGAAATAGCTGAAATAGGTGCATACATGAATACACTCGCTGGTACATCGGCGACAGTATAAGAGTAAAAAGAAATTCTTGACTTTCATAAACTTCACAGCTATACTTGCCTAGACGCTAAGTAAAAGCACTATAGTCAGGAGAACAGTTTATGGCAAAATTATCACCAGAGAATGTCGCACGGTTAAAACAAGTCGTCGCAGATGGAGTACAGGTTCTACAAGAATGTGAAGACCTCAAGGCAGGGCTTAGTGATACCGTAAAAGCTATCGCTGAAGAACTGGAAGTAAAACCAGCAATCCTAAATCGTCTTATCAAGACCTGTCAAAAGGGTGATATGAATGATAGGCGCGAAGATACAGAAACGCTAGAAGAACTCTACAAGGCGGCTGGACTAGGTTAATGTACATCGATGCCCTTTTTAAAAGAGGCGGAGATAGTGAAGTAATCAAGATTGTTGAAAGAGTAAACGGTAAGCGTGTTTACCGCGAATTTCAGCCTGATTACCATTTCTTCCTCAGCGACCCCAAAGGTTCACATAAATCTATCTACGGTGATACCGTTAAAAAGATTATGCCACGAACCTTCGTGGAGAAACAGAAACTAATTAAAACACTTGCCGGTAATGTAAAGAAATGGGAGACAGATGTTGATCCAATTTTTCGTTGTCTCGAACAAAACTATCAACATGCTGATGCGCCATCACTGAACATTGCGTTCTTCGACATCGAGACTAGCTTTGACAAGGAATCAGGCTGGAGTGAGGCGGCCGATGCAAACAATTACATAACTTCGATATCTGTGCATCTGCAATGGATTGATGAGATTATATGTCTTGCGGTTCCCCCGGAAACTTTAACGTGGGAAGAAGCTAGTCTCGTTGCTGAAGAAGTAGGCAATGTTGTTCTGTTTAAAACAGAAGGTGAGATGCTTCAAGCATTTATCGAGATTATCGAAGATGCCGATATCCTAAGTGGTTGGAATAGCGAGGCATATGATATCCCGTATGTTGTCAACCGCATTAAGAAGGTCCTGGGTAAGCACGAAGCAAGAAGACTTTGCCTTTGGGAGCAAGAGCCTAAGGTTAGAGAGTTTGAACGCGGCGGTAAAACTCAACCTACATACGATCTTATTGGACGTGTCCACGTTGACTATCTCCAATTGTACAAGAAATACAACTATGAAGAACGTCACAGCTATGCGTTGAATGCAATTTCTGAGATTGAACTAGGCGAGACAAAGATCCAGTATGAAGGCACACTGGACGAGTTATACAATGATGACTTCAAGAAATTCTTAGAGTATAACATCCAGGACACGCGCCTGTTGGACAGGCTTGATAAGAAACTTGACTTTATTAGTCTTGCAAATTCAATTGCCCATTCAAGTTGCGTACTGATTCAGACCACAATGGGTGCAGTTGCAGTTACTGACCAGAACGTGCTAATGGAATCACATAGTCGTAATATGGTATGTCCGGATAAGAAACACAACCGTGATGATATAGCTTCGCGTGCAGCAGGCGGTTGGGTTGCAACTCCACGTAAAGGATTTCACAGGTGGATTGCGTCCACTGACATGAAGTCACTCTATCCATCTGTTATTAGAACACTGAACATGAGCCCAGAGATGATTGTGGGACAGATAAGGCTAGATCGCACTAACCAGGCAATTGCTGATTGGGAGGCTAAAGGCGGAAAGAACACGTTTGCGTCTTGGTGGAACGACAGGTTCAATGTTCTTGAGATGGAAGACTTCTACAATGAGGATATAGCCAACAAACTAATTCTTGACATGGAAGATGGTCAGACTTTTGAAGTTACAGGTAAAGAACTGCATGACCTAATATTCGAAAGTGGACAGCCGTGGTGTATTAGTGCCAATGGTACTATTTTCAAGACAGATACCGATGGTGTTGTTCCCGGTCTATTAACCCGTTGGTACAGCGAGCGTAAGGTTCTGCAAGGAATCATGACCAACTATCAAGACATCGAAGATAATGCTAAGATTGATGGTGTTAAGGTTCCGGAAGAACTATTTACAAATACTGACATAAGCGATGCAGAGACTAAGGCTAATCCCTACCATGAATCAGAAGCATATAAGCCTAAAAAGCTGAAGGAAATTATTGCCGAAGGGCATAAAAAGCGTGTCGTTCAGTACATGAACCAGCATAATCTTATGGTCAAAGATGGGAAGGCAATCCACAGGGATCAGAAGGACTTAAAGCGTATTGTTGGATTCTGGGACAAGAGACAGCTGGTTAAGAAGATTAACCTTAACTCAGCATACGGCGCTCTATTGAATGCAGGAAGTCGTTTCTTTGACCAACGTTTAGGTCAATCTACTACACTAACCGGTAGAACAATTACTAAGCATATGGCTGCCAAGACAAACGAAATGATGACTGGTGAGTATGATCATTACGGAAAGGCAATTGTCTATGGTGATACTGACTCGTGTTATTTCTCGGCATACCCGATTCTCAGGGAAGAGATTGAGCGTGGAGATATCGTCTGGTCAAAGGAAAGCATCGTCGATCTCTATAATGACCTTGCGAAGGCAGTTTCAAATACATTCCCAGAATTCTTGCTACAGAAATTGAACGTGCCAATTAAGAGATCGACCGGAGTTATTGCAAGTTCACGAGAAACCGTATCCGAAAGCGGTATTTGGATTGTTAAGAAGCGTTATGCATGCTTAATGTACGACAAGGATGGTATTAGACTCGATGTGGGCGGCAAGCCAGGTAAGGTTAAGGCAATGGGTCTAGACTTGAAGCGTGCTGATACACCAAAGTTCGTTCAGACTTTCTTATCTGAGATCTTACTCGATACACTAACTGGCAAGGGCGAGAGTGCGGTTATAGAGAAGATTAGGCTGTTTAAGGAAAAGTTCGAAGATATGAAGCCTTGGCAGCAAGGGACGCCGCGTGCAGTTAACAAGCTATCACATTACAGAGATAAGCTCGAAGATGCTGGATTTAAGAAGTTAAAGGGTGTTGAGGTGGGTAACCTGCATGTACCAGGGCACGTCACAGCAAGCCTGGCTTGGAATAGGTTAAAAGAAATTCATCAGGACCAGC